CCCTCAGGCGACTGTTTGCGCTCCATCTTCACTCGGCCACCAAGCAACACACCAGGCTGCGGGTTATACGCCAACCATACTTCCACGCTCTCATCGTCAATCGGCGCGCCGTCATTGCAAGGCTGCACGCATATTGTGCGACCATTCTCGTCGCCGCCATTCAAACGAACATCAGGAATAAAAGCGTTCGCATAGTCGAGCTGAATAATAGAGCGCGTAACGCTAGTAAAATCACTCATGAGCAGCCTCCTTATTAGTAGATGCCGCCTCAAGCTCCTGTACTCTTGCAGAAAGAACCTTCGTGCGAGCCTGCAAGCGCGCATTATCCAAACTCAAATTCGCAATCATCAGTTGCAAATTAGTCAAAGTGATAGTATTTTCATCTTCCATTAGAGGACTCCTCTCTACTATTAGCATTAATATTTTTGATTCCTAAAGCCTGCATAATCGCGTCAAGCTTCAGTAAAATCTGCTGCTGAGTGTCATCCGCCTCCAGCCGCGCCGACTCAGGCGGCGGCGCAACAGTGCCCTTAGGCATCTCTGGCATAGGTGGAATTGATATATTCCTATCTTCGTTAATCATCAGTGACCCCAATTGTCGTTAATAACAAACCCATTCGCAAACCCGAACCGCACAGACTGCCAAGTAGTAACTATGCCATTCTGATTTATGCTAGTAGGTAAATAATACTGTTGAACGCCCAAGCCGACACCACCGCCAGAAACACAACAAGAACTATCGATAACAGCATGTGTAAGACTTCGATTTGACAGCGATGTGTTGCCAAAAATCGTGAAGCCATCATCATTATTATCAAGCATCATTCTTATAAGCCCATTGCACACCCAGCCCATGCAGGTGTCGTAAGAATCAGCTTCAAAAGTGAGCATTGATGTACCATCATCACGTCGGCTGCGACCAATATGGCCGAGCTTTCCGCCGCCGTATGTGGAAAGATGCATGCCGCTTTCATTCAGCGTGAGCAAACCATTATAAATAGCATTATGCGTGATTGTCATGCCACCTATTTCGCCGCGGGAAACATGAATCGTAGAATTCGTCAAATCCCACCAGTTAGAGTTCGCGGCGTCCTGGATACGACCAGCACGAATCAAATTCGCGTCCAACGTGCCAGTCTTAATCAAATCCGCGCTAAGAGAACCAGTCTGCATATAAGTAGCATTCAAATACACATGACCGCCGCTCAAATAAATACCCTGCGTCTCGCCGCCGTTAGTGAGCTTGTTAAAAATAGCCTCCTGCGTTAGCGACTCGTTCATTTTGCTTATAACACCATCCGCGCTATCGTTAACAATCTGCTGAACTGTCTTACCACCAATCTTCGCCGCCGCCTGCAATGAGAACTCACCAGTATCAAGATTCCAAAAATTGCGCCCCTGAGCGTCACTCAAAATACCAGTGTAAATACGGTTCGCAAAAAGTCCGTGCCCGTCGCAAACATTCTTCCAGTCCCAGTCACCATTAGATTTTTTGGAATCTGCGATGCGCCAAAATCCGCCACTAATCTGAGTCACAGTAGTAGGATTTTTATCCTTGTTTTTGTTATACACGTACAAACCTGCGTTAGGCGTGAAATACGTGTAACCGCCACGCGCATTGAGAATTTCATTCATGCGCCCAATAAGATCTCGAACATACAAGCCGTTGCCATCTGCGACAGCATTCCACTCATCAGATTGAGCGATAAGCGCATCAAGCTTCTGTTGCATCGCACGCCGCCTTTGAGTATACGACTCGCAGATATTGCCGAGCGTAATACGTGTAGCATCAACAGAATCGAGTAAGTCTTCCTCTATTTTCAGCACACGCCCTTCCGCGCGAATAGGCGGCGTAAAAGTCGTGTCAACAATCTGCACGGAGTCGCCAACGCTTACGCCATGCGCATCAAAACCAGCGCGACCAAGATTTACCACGTCAGCTTCGTACGCTACTTGAGGCTTCGACACTTGTGCCAATCGCGCCTTAGCAAGCTTTAAAAGCTCATTACGGTCATCGCAATCCTCAAAAACCGCGTCGCCTTCAAGCACTCCCCAATACTGTTGAGCCTCAATATTATCAAGGTACGGTTTGCCGTTGTTTACTTCTTTAAGCCCAATGCGCCTAGAGTATCCGCCAGTAGAGTTCCCGTCTTCGTCTGTTTTTTCTTCGCCTTTGCCCCAAGCGTAAAGACGCGTAATAACCTGGTCAGCCATAAGAGTGCGCTTAACACTCTTTAGGTCACATCCGTACTCGAATCGTCTTTCAGCATTATGGTTGCCGCGCTGTTCTAGCAAGTTTATAGTCCTAGCCATAATCTTGCCGTTTTCAACGCTTATACTAGTTTCAACTTCAAGTCCGTATTCTTTTGTAATGGCTTGTAAGGATTTTAAAACACTTTGATGGTAGAAGTTTAGATCAGCGTAATGGCGTATTGTGCCGTTATCTACGGTACCGACGTTCCATCGCGTGCCTTCTAATGCCACTTTCGCGCGTTCTGGTGCGGTTGTTTTTCGTCCTCGTTTGTCTAGTATATATACGCTTCCGAGTTCTGCGATAGAGTTCACACAATATGCAGTAGTGACTGGCTTGCCCTCATCGCGCTGCGTTTCAACACTTTGCACAATGTACTCATGCCACAAACCTTTGCCGTCTAAGTAGAGTATTCTGTCGTTTTTCTCCACTCCGCCATCAAGCGTTGTAATGTCAAGCGTATCTGTGCCGTCTACTGCACATGTTCTTACAGCTTTAGTAATAGATGCAATATCTGGCTTTAATGTGCCATTGTATCTTACGTGAGCAAATCGCATTGATACTCCTTTACATTAAAGTTAATGGTGTTACTTCGAGCGTTCCGCTGCAACCTGTACATGTGATTGTGTTCGCGCCTGGTAGCAGCGTGAAATAGTCGGAATCGATTGTTGGAAGAATAATATTATTGTTAATTCTGCAATTTCTGCTTTGTGGATTTGTACTGATTGCCAGTACTCCATTCATGTGCGAGCCTGTACTAAAAGTAAGAGTTTTGCCGTATTGCCTAGCTATTGACGCTGAGTCTGTGTCAAGGGAGAGTGAGAATTGCGGCCATACTGGTCTGCTTCCTGGTATTGCCACGTGGTTTTCGCCCTCATGCAGTCTGAATATATGCTTTTTGCCATAAACATATGGATCTGCATCGAGTGATAGTTCTAGCAGTAGTGCGCAGTGGGATGAATCTTGCCAGTTTCGTATTGTGTTCCAGTTTGATATGCTCCATCGTCCGCGATATTCTCCGTTTGAGTCGCTTGTTTGTAGACTCCCTTGTTCCCCGTAAATTTCTTTGGCGATATGCTCAAAAAGAGAGCTTACTGTGGCTAAATCTCCTAAAGCGTAGAGGCTTAAGGTGATTGCGCGTTTTTGTAGGAATGCTGCGTGCATATCATCTTCTACTGTTGTGTCCAGTGCGCCATTGAGTCCAGGAACGGTAATGCTGGAAGTAGTTGGTTTTGGTGGTTCTATGCTGATTCCCTTTTTTTCGAGATTTAGCCCCCATTCTTCGAGTGGGATTTTGTTGATTCTACATTCCAGCATTATTGTTCCCTTCTTTTATCTTCCTAGTGTTGCCATTTTGTTTAGCTCATTGTTCATTGGCTTTGCGAGTATTCCAGCCATGACTTCGCCGCCACGTCCGTTCAGTTTCAGCGCTACGCCTTGGCTCATCACTCCGTCAAATGCATCGTATAGATCCTGCTTCGTTAAGCCTGTTCTTGATGCATCGACTTCATAATTTGCTGCAACTTTTGCTATCTGGTTTTGTTGAGCGTTCCAGCCTCCATCAGGTGGCATGACTGTAGTTCTTAAGCGGATGGCGTTTGCATCATTAAACCAATTTCCGGATTGCTTTGTGAACCCTGCAACTTGTTTTTGCACGCCTTGCCACGAGTCGCCAAGCCCCTTGCTGAAGCCTTGCATAATCGCGTTACCAGCTGGAATAAGCAGCTTCTTATCGTAAGAGATTGGCCCCTTATGTTTAGCAATCCACGAGCCAATGCCGCTGACGAAATTGCACACGCTCTGCCACGCGCGCCTTAGCCCAGCAAGAAGGCCATCAAGAATCGCGCGGCCAGCATTCAAAAGCCATTGGCCAGCGCCGCTGAAGAATCCAAGTATTCTATCTTTCAAACCAGCAATAAAGTGGAATACTGCATCAACCCCAGCTTTGGCACCGTTTTTAATGCCATTCCAAACGTTACTGAAGAACGAACTAATACCATTCCAGCACTCACTCCAAGCGTTGCTTATCGATTGGCAAATAGACTGTAGTTTTGACGTGAGCCAATTCCAAGCAGCTTGTGCCGCTGCTTGTATACCGTTCCAAACGTTAGTAAAGAACGAACTCACAGCATTCCAGCCCGCGTTCCAAGCATTGCCTATATCATTGAGCGTTGCTTGCAGTGCTGTCCCTATAGTATTAATAAAGCTCATAAATGCATCACACAAGCTCTGCCAAGCTCTTCGCCCAACTTCCGTTTGTGTAAAGAACCAAATAAGCCCAGCTACAACAGCTGCTATAACTGCAACTAGTGCACCTATAGGATTCATGTTCATCACAACGTTAAAAGCTGCTTGTACTGCTGTAGCTATTTTTGTTACAGTTGACCAGATTGCTGTTGCGATTTGTACTGCTTTTATCGCCCCAGCCCAAGCTAACCAAATACCAGCAAGAGGCGTTAATACTGGAGCAAGGAATTTAACTACTTGCAAAACGCCATTTAGTAAATCGAGTACAACTTTTAATGCTACAGCAAGAGATTTAGGGGGAAATAGCGCACCCCACCCTCCGACAATGCTGAATACCTCTTTGAAAATGTCGCACAGCGATTGCCATATCGCTTTGAATGATTCAAATACTCCAACGTTTTGCATTGCTGCAAAGAGTTTTCCAAACCAGTCAATAGCTCCACTAATGGCTGCTGATAATGGTGCTTGCATCGAGTTGGTTAGGTCACTAATTGCGTCTGCAATTGCGCTCATTGCTTGAGTTGTTGGTCCTTTGATTGAGTCAAAGATTACCATTCCAGCTTTTACAACAGACGCTTGCAGATTTCCCCATGCGCCTTCGATTGTTACTGTGCTTTGTGCAGCTTTTACGGCAACATCGTTGAATCCTAGATCAAGCAATGCTTTATTGAAGGCTTCGCTGCTAATCTTGCCTTGGCGCATTGCGTCTGCAAAATTACCAGTGTATACACCGTTTTTCTTAAGCTGTTCCTGTATTTTGCCAGATGCACCTGGTATTGCTTGCGAGAGCTGCCGCCAGTTATCTGCTGTGAGTTTTCCAGCGCCAGCGGTCTGAGTAAGTACCAATGCGACGGACTTAAACGTTTCTTTGTTGCCGCCTGCGATTGCGTTCAAGTTACCAGCTGCTTCAGCAAGCTTGTCGTATCCTTTTACTCCATTCGATGCGAGCTGTGCTGTGGTCGAGCGTATATCTTCAAGATCGTATACGGTTTTATCTGCGTACGTTTGTGTTGATTTGGTAAGCTCTTTAATTTGGTTGCTGCTCACTCCTGCGAATTGCAATGTTGCGCCAAACTTTTGTGCAGAGTCAGAAGCACTCATGATTTCGCTAGTAATACCGCCAAAAGCGCCAAGAATTTTGCTTGTAACAGATTGTGCTATGCCGCTAATCATGCCCATTTTTAAGCTAAACCCTTTAGCAAAGCCGCTGCCTGCGTTTTCGCCGCTTTTTTGTGCGTGAGATGCCATGGAGCTGAATGCTTGTTGGAGTTTGCCGCCTATTCCTGCTGCTTTTTGGGAAAAAGTGCTCGCATAACCTGTGCCTGCTTGTGAGCCTTTTTGTATAACAGTAGAGTTAGCCGATGTTAGTTTTTGCGCAATGTTGCTTCCAATTTTGCTAACGTTTTGATTGAATCCAACTGCATATTTTTTGCCAGATTCGGAACCTTTTTGAGAAACGCTATTGTTGGCATTATTGAAAGCGTCGCAAATAGCCTTACCTACGCCTTTTGTAGATGGAACGATTTCTACGAAAGCACGCGCAATATTAATGCCAGTATCGCCTTTTGCCATTATTTGTCTCTTTCTCTATCTATGCCGAGAGGGTTGTAAAGTTTTTCGATGCTCTCCGCGTGACCTGTTTTGATTGTGGTGCTGTTGCTATTTGTTTTTGAGCCAGGCCGCTTGATCGTATTGCTGAATTTTTTGCCTTTGCTTGCGTCTTTTGTTTTGCAAAATGCTAGAAAAGCCGTATTGTCTGCAATATTTGCAAGTAACTGTCTTGTAATGTCCCATTGTGCTTGTGGGTTGATTTTCCCCCAAATAAGCGCACAATCTGGCAAATTCGCCGCCAAATCAGCCATTCGCCTAACGCGTATGCTCTCACCTGTATCGTCTAAGTTAAGCCCGTAGAATCTTTGAATGTCCGCGCGTAAAGTGTCTGGCGCGATGCGTAGCATTTCTACGAGCGTGAGGAGTTTGGGGAGGCTCCCTCCATAATCTTTTTGACAAAATCTGTCATTTCTTCTGGTGAGATTCGTCCAGTTTCTTTGTTTTCTAATGCGTTCATAACGTATTGATATTGTTTGCCTAAAATGCGTTTAACTAATGGAACTACTGCAAATGGCTTGGCTTCTGTATCGTCTGGTGGATCTATTAGTGCAAGGAGTTCTAGTACTTTCCAGTCGTCAAATACTTGTGGGTCAATTGTGATTTCTATGCCTCTGATGGACATGATAGTTGGCTCATCTTTAGGTACGATTTTCTTTTCTTGTGGCATGCTTAGTCCTTTTTAAGAATGTGTAAGATAGTGAAAGTTCCTTTCGTTTTGTTAAGAGCTGCTCACGTAAGTGAAAGGAATAAAAGCCCTACGTGAGCAAGATTTATCAGACGTTGTTATGTTCTGAAGATGCGCTACTAACTGACTGTGACGCTCCCAAATCTGCAAAGTAATTGTATGAGTTATTGCCTTGCTTATCTGGGAAGGTAGAGAACGTCACATCGTAGGTGATTGCGTCGCCAGAATGGTATTGCAAATCCCCTGTGTCAGTAAGAACTGCGTCAGGAATCACTGTTCGCTGCTTTTTGTTCATGCCAGACAAAAGAATCTCGGCAATAATGCTAACGTGTTCATTCTTTGGCATGCCTGTAGTAAACGAAACTACATCGTCTCCATTGGCAGTAACGCGGTCTTTTCCGTATCGTACTGAGAGTGTAGCTGCATTGGTTTCTAGCATTACGAATTGGAATGTTTCTTCGTAGGAAGCAATGAATGATGCTGCTTTGTCGCCACTCATATTGTCGATATCAGTGGTATCAACATCAGTAGATCGTGTGATTCCGTCTTCGTTCAAGTCTGCTACGTTCTTAAAAGCATCGTCAAGCTTATCCGTAGCATTTGTAGGCAACGGTGTGCCAACTGGTGCTACGAAAAGTACGCCGCCTGGGAATTGTTTTGCTATAGCAATTTTTCTAACCATAAAAATCTCCTTTATAAAGGTGTGTTTATTCTGAAGTTCACCATGAATCGATGATGATATGGGGTGTCTGGATCTGGATAGATTGTGACTGTATCGATGATTACGCTTGCAACGTTTTCTGCATGCTCTGGCATTGCTATAAGCGTTAGAGCAAGAGCGTCTGCGGTTTCTGCGGCTTTTATTTGGCTTGGTGCATAAATTGATGCAGAAAGAGCGTAAATTCTTTTTCTGTCGCTTATGCTTGTGCCATTTTTTTCTACCGTTATGAAACTGCTTGAGCTTGTTGCGTTTTGTGGCACAAGCCCTGATGCTTCGAATCCGTCGATGCGTCCATCTGTGTTGAGGTAAGTGATAACTGTTTCTTCAATGGTTTTCATTTACTTACCTGCTCCTACAGCTTTTGCTAACCAGTGATGTCGCCCTTCTGAGCGCATTGTTGCCAGCCATTCTTTGGAAGGGTTGCTTGCTGCTGTAACGATTGCGACGGCACCGTGTTTAGTATCTTTTACTGGCAATGCCACATATTTCGGGTGTATTCCGCTTTTTGTGGTTGTTGCCATGGCTGTAGCATTTGACGCTATTTCTTGTGCTACTTTTGCTACTACTGTGTGCCCTGCTGCTCGTCGCAGTTGTAGGAAGCCGTCAAAGTTTAATTTAACGTTGTTTTTGCTCACGCTATCCTTCCTTGTCTGTTACGTCGACTTCGAGATTCCAAGCGGTTGGACTCATACCGCCGTCTAGTGGCTCTGGGTCTCCTAGCACTGAATATTCGCGCCCTCGAATCCGAATTTTTGCTCCTCGTAGGCTTTTGTAAGCCCATGAGCGAGGGAAGTAGCAGATGCGTGACACTTCTATGCCGTATGGTTGCAGTTCGCTATCCGCATTTGCGTTAGCAGATACTCCGCTTCCTGGAGAAACAAGCACATTTTCTACTTGTTCCTCTTTTGGTGCCACTTCTATAGGATTGTTGAGCGCGTCAACGCCGTTAAATGCTGGAAAAAGAACGATTACTGTTTCACCCTTCATCTGAATCTCCTATAAGGTCTACATGAAAGCCTGTTTGCGCTCCTTGCCCTCGTATTAAACGTTTTTCAGCGCGAGTCAAATACAAGTCACCAGCTGGATTTGTAAAACTCCACGATTGTGAGAAGGCTCCCACGGTTTGTGACGTTTGCGTTACTCCAGTCATTCCGTCACCGACGTTTTCAGCTGCTGCAAGAGCGCGCCTTACTACACTGCAACAAACGAAGCAAAGTAGCCGCTTGTTGTCTGTGAGTTTTGGCGCGCTTGCTTGCATAAGAGCTGACGCATCAGATATCAGTGTTTCTACCGTTTCACGGTTTCGCGTTGAGGCTGCTGGGTAGCGAGCCTTTACGTCGTCAAACGTTGCGAACACTTCCATGCCGACGCCTCTCTATTAATGGGACACTACTGCAGATCCAGCTGGCGCTTTAACAACAGCGAAACGTTCTGCGAATACGTACCATGCGTACTGAACTTCCAAACGCAATGCAATCTGATTCATGCGCTTCAAATCGCCCTGACCATCTGGGTCGCCGTATTGGATAAGCTCCAATGGAAGATTGCGCTGAATGCCCCAATATACGCCATTAGTAAAGTCACCAACAATAGCTTTAATGCCACTGTCTTGCTTCATTTCAGGACGGCCGTCTACGGTAGTAGATACAGCTGTCTTAATGCCCTTATACTGAGTCATTCCAGTGCCGAATCCAAGTTCCGGATACATTAAATGACCTTGCTTGTCCTTGGCTGTAGCAAGAGCGTAAGCAGCTGGCTTGGAGAGTGCTAAACCGTTTACGTCAAATCCTTCGCCGTCTGTTAAAACTAAGCCAATTGCCTTCTCAATGTCTGCGTCAATGCTTGCAGTAGCGTCAACGGTTTTCTTTGTAGAAGTAAGATAGTTCGTCCAGTCGGTTGTTGTACCGTTTGCTGGGTTTGCACGATGGAAGACTCCGAAATCAAGTGCACGAGCCAACGCTACAGCGCCTTCGTCTGAGAGAGTTTGCATAATGCCAAGCTGGTAGTCTTCATCAGCCCACAACACTTCGTTGCTAAAGCGCATTGTTACCTGAGTTTTATGTGGAGCTACGGTTACATGCCCAAAACTTGCGTTAGTTGCACCTTTATTAGCGCCTTCTGCAACAAATTCTGCACGCGGCTTCGAGTCCAAGGTAACAAGCGTGGAATTACCAAAAAGTGTTGGCTTTGCGGCAGACAATGCTGCAACAGCCGAGCCAGAGGTTACACCTTTTACAATTCCCTTTACCAAGTGGTCAGGGAGCTTTAGGTCTTTAGATTCTAAAATGGACATAATTTTTTACCTTCCTTACATAGGGTTTTGTTTAATCGTTAGAAAAAAGTTTGCGAACAAACGCACGTGTATCGTCTACTTTTAAGCCGTCTGGCTCATCGTTAAGGCGAATGCTGTCTGTTCGTGGTTTGGAAAACTCTTTAATTACCGCCGCGTGATCGCGTAATTCTTTTTCTGTTGAACCGCGCAATAGTGCAGCTGGTACGCCAGTTTCTTTTGCGACGAGTTGTGTGAGTTCATCGTGTTTGCGCTGTGTTTCAATAGCAGATAGTTTTTCTTTCAGCTTTGCTTCAGATTCTTCTACTGCTTTGAGTTTTCCAGCTGCTTGTTCTGAACTCTTGGCTCTGGCTTCCCATTTGCGTGCAAACCCGCGCCATTTTTCAGCTTCCGCTTTGTAATCTACTTCCTCGGTTTTTTCTTCCGTTGAAGTAGTTTCGGCATTGTTGAGTTCTTCGACCTTTTCGGTTTCTGTCTCTTGTGTTGTGTTTTCCAACTTTTCTCCTTAATAAAAAAGCCCCATGCGGGGCTGGTTAATAAAAAACCACCTTTTGCAAGGTGGCTAAAATCTGATAATTGCTATAAGTTATAGCGTAAATTCGTTAGTATCGTTTAAGTATTCTTCTTTAAGTTCTCGTTCAAGTTCTGCTCGTTTAGCACAATAGACTTTTGCACAATTAGCACATAAGTGGTGACTGAACCCAACATTTATCCAGCCTTTAAGTGGAGAATCTTCCCTCAAGTCAAATCCTAGTGTTGGTTCTGCTTCGGGTGCACATTCGACTTTAGCTTTGCAATGGTCACAGAATAGTGCAGCTTTAGCAAGATATGTCATGTTAATCCCTTTCTAAGTATTGAATAAGATAAAGCCATATGATAGAATTGAAATGAAAGCTAGGGCTCCTCTTACCCTTTAAGCTCGTAACGAGTTGGTTTGAGGGTATGACTAGCTTTCGTATATTCCAACTGTTTTGCCATCTTTAATAATCCATACTTTACTTAAACGTACCTCTACGCGCCGTAAGCGAGATTTTGCTGTTTTAATTATTTCGCTTTCACTTATAGGAGTATCTGTAATATCCAATATGAGATTATTGCTTTGCTTGCTACCATGCTTGAGCGCGTTCATTATAGTGTTTTTACCGTTGCCTGAAATAGTTTTTAATTCCCATATTTCTTTATCTATTGTAAAATCAGGGTTTTTCTGATTTTGTATATTTTTAACTGGGTTTGCTGTAATATTATGCCCTGATTGTGCAATCCATTGCATAGCACGCTTTTCTTTACTGTTAACACGCGCTCCGTCGGGTATATTTATTGAACCTTTTGAACTCTTTGCGTTATTAACTGGCTTGCATTCGTCAGAACAAAGTCCAGGAGTTTTCCGTAACTGTGCAAGAATTTCTTTCATGCTTGGTTCAAAAACTTCGCTAGCTTTTTTACCGTTTTTGCGAGCTTCCGCCTTATTTTTCTCCCAAACTATTTTTTTAGCTTTATCCCATTCATCACTAAGCGCGTCAGGGTTGTAGCCTCTAATTTTGTTTGGATTTGCATCCCACTCAGGGCAAGCTACGCAATCGCAATGATTGTGCATAGCGTGAGCTGTTTCTTTAGACTTGTACACAAACCCACGGCCTGCGAGCATTGTGCAAAAAGCGCATGTTTTGCCTTGTGGCACTAGTGCATAGCGTGGTTTTTGGGGGTCGCGCTTGCAGTTTTCTGCGATTGTTGCGCGTCCTGGTATTTTGACCCATCTATCCATGGCATCAACTATTGCTTCGTCAAACTTGTTCCTGTTTGAAAGTATGTGATCGTGTATTTCTTCAACGATTGCTTTCTTGGAATAAGTTTGTGCGAGTGACGCTTCGAAGCCATCATCAACGTCAGGCAATGCGTCTGCACGGACTTCTTCATACCATTTAGCAGCCGCCATAGCAATTTGTTCGCTATATTGTGACGCTACTGCTGGAATCAGTTCATCTATGAGAGCAATTCGAGCAGCTTCTGTTGGCGCGCTAGCTATTTTCTGTAGTACTTCCTGCGCTGCTTCCTGTGCTGAGTCGCTTATCTTCTTGTTGGCTGCTGCTAGACGATTCGTATCCTCCCTTGTTACCAATTGTCGTCTCCTTGCCTAGCAAACTGTTAAGTGATTCAAGAGCGCGCGTTTTTCGTGCTTCGTTCAGTAAGGTTCTGCTTTCTGCATCGCTGAAGCCTAGTTGCCGCCATGCGATTTCGTTCATTGCGTACGATGGACATGTTGCTGCAACTTTATTGAAGAAGTCGCCTCTAGCTCCCATGCTTACTTCTTGCGTTGGTTTCCATGCAACTTGTGCCGCATAAACATCTGGAGGAATTGTTGTCATTCCGTCATTTTGTAAGCAAACTGCAATGCCGAGCGCTTTGATGATTGATTGGCTAAAAATCAGGTTTTGCCTATCTGCTTCGCGCGTTAATTTGCGTTCTGCTACGCTCATTGCTTCAGCGCTTGTTGGGTTTGATGTTGTAATACCAAGGTCGCATGCTGGCAAACCTGTTTCACTAGCTACCATGAGTGCAATCGTTTTTAGCATTTCCGAGTGTGGAGTCATGCTTGCTTGCGTAATCTGTTGCAAGGTTGGAGTGTCTCCGTCCTCGTCTTTCGTTACACCGTTGATTGCACTAATGTAGTTACTCCATTGCGCCTTTTGTGCATCTTCAGAAAGACCTAAGAACCATAGCTTTGGAATACTGTAGAATTCTGCAGTTGCTTCCATTCTTACGAAGGTTCTAATTGCCATATCTGTATAGCTCATAAGCGGTCTTGTGATTCGACTTCGTCCGAATGGTCTGTCGAGCTGTGGATCGTAGCAAATTGGTACTACGGATACGCCTTGATAGGACTGTTTAGCGAGTGTTGCTTTCCATGCGCCTTCAACTTTTTTAACTTCGTATGAGTAGCCTTTGAGCCAGAATCTTATTTCGTTGACTTCGTTTTTCTCATTTGTTCCCGTAATGGTCATTGCAGCTTTTACTTCTTGGTGACCCATATCCCATAATGCGGAACTCATGAGTGCGCTTCTAGGTGTGATTCTTACTGCTCCACCTGCGTCAATGTCATTATATATTGCCAAGAAGCTGCATGAATGTTTGTATGCGCTTATGATGGCTTGTGGCAAAATCACACTGAACTGGTTTGCTTCTGCGATTGCGCGCATGTTATGCACATCGTCGCCGTTGATTTGTAGCCCGTCGTAAACGCTTAAATCAGCTAATGCTCTTACTGCTTTCGCACTCCATCCAACGACTGCCTTAACTCTGCGAGCTACATCTTCTGGAATGGAAATGTTCAGGTTTTTAACTGTTTCGTCTGCGTTAAAGTATTTTGTTCGTTTTTGGTTACTTTCGTAATGTTGTTGCCATGTGTCGTAGAGTCTTTTAATAGTTGGCATGTCTTTTTCGTCTACGCCATCAATTTTGCTACCGAATGACAACAGTTGCGAGCTTGTATTCTCAAAATCTTGTAACGTCATACTAATAGCCTCTGCTTTCTTCCAGGATGTCGTTTGCTCACGAATGCTGCGTGTAATGCCATTGTGCAAGACACGAGTGGTGTGGTATCTACGTCATCGCCTAACTTTCCCCAGGCAAAAAGTCCGCTTTTGCCAAGAGGTCTTGTTGATGCGCCTTTTACTGCTGCTGCGAGTGCTGGCTGATCTTCATCTGGCAGATGCGTAAGTTTTCCAGCTGCTAGCATGTCCATGAATCTTCCGCATGCTTGCCCTACATCTCGCATGGTTAGCGATATTGTTGGGATGTGTGCGTCTGCGAAATCTTGTAAGAGTATGCCTGTTGCGCTTCCTGCGTCTATTCCGACTCCTAACATGTTGCGTTTTCGTGCTGCTAGGAAGTCGATGAGCCAGTCTGTGCCTTCTGTGAGTGGATGTGATTCTAAAAATTCAATATGTGCGTATCCGTCGGAGTATTTCATGCAAGCGGATAATGTTAAGCGGTCTCGCGATGGTGGGATTTCTACTCCGTATGCTTTAACGCCGCCTTCTATACGATTGCTTATTGTTGCCGCCTGCCATTGTTTGTCGCTGATTGCGGATGTTGCTAATGCGAGTTCGTCCCATACTCCAAGAGCTTCGCGCCTGAATGAGTCTTCGGAAAATTGTCTACGTAAGCGTAATATAGCTAATTCACTTGTTCTTGATGGATAAGATGGGTTTGCTTTTGCCCATTCTTCTCTATCGTCTAAATTGCAATTTCTGTCTGCGCTAAATTCTAGATATATTCCATCTCTATCTGATCCTTTTAATAATGCTGTGCGCTTATCTCTAAATACTTCTCCAGGGTCGCATGGTCTCGGCGGCGTGCCCATGTAGAAAGCTAATGGGTTTGAAGCTGTATTTAATGTTGGCAATGCGTTGTCAAGTGCTCTATTTGTTAAAATTTGTGCTTCGTCGAAAACTATAACGGAAACTTCATGTAATCCTCGAAAGCCTCTCTCGCGAGAACCGAATAAGATTCGTGATTCGTTTGTAAATTCAATCGCTTGTTGACCGTTTGCTTTGCGTATTTCTTTTACAAATCTTGCTATTCCTCTGTTGTTTTCTATCAGTTCTTTCATGTCGCGAAATGTTTCATCGCTTGTTCTTGAGTGATGCGCTGTCCAAACAGCAATGGTTTTCTCGTGCATTAAACATAAAAAGACTACAATCATTCCGATCGTATACGTTTTTCCAACTTGGCGTGGCAAGCTCATTACTACGCCAGACACTCCTGCAGCAAATTTGCCATTACTGCGTTTGCCTAATATGTACATGCCTAATTCAGACTGCCACGAGTCAAAGGTTACGCCGTATCGTAATGCTTTCTTTTGTAATGCTGGGAATTCTGATGCAACTATTCCATCTGGGTATATAAAGTGCCTAGCTTTGGTCTGGAGTAAAGACTGCGTCAAAAGTTACCTCCGAATCCATATTTTCGTCGTCTTCTTTTTCGTCATCAACTACGCCTGCTAGCTTTTCTGTTATTTCTATGTATTGTTTTGCCATGCTTGCCAATGCGCTTGGCGGCGTATCTGGACTTATGAGCGCTGCATGCAAAATGTCGCGCGCGAATCTTAACTCGTCTTCAAGCCTGCTGTCACACATTCTGTCGAATGCGTCTTTTGTTAATTCGTCTGTTGGTATTGTCGTTTTTATTGGTTTTGATTCGCCTGGAATCTCAAAAAGTACTTCTTGTCTTTTTGATTTTGTTGGTTTTGGGTTCTTTTTTCGGTGTGCATCGACTCTACATTTCTCGCTACAGTACATTGGAGCGCGTCCGCGGCCCGTTGTTTTGAAAAAACGACCACAATTTTTGCATTTCATGGCTATTTTGCTCCTTTTTGTAGTGAAAAAATCACCGTGTAACGATTTGGCTGTAACGTAATG